ACCTACTTCAGATATTTTAGAAATAATGACCCACTATTCAGTAAGGACTCAATTATCTTTTGTTGGATTGGAATCTGAAGAAGTGGGGGCAGATTTTAGACATGCTTTAATTAATAATCGAAGATGTTTTGAAATCTTTCAAAAAGCAAATTTTGGGATTCTTTCTAGAGGAAATCTTAGAAGAATACCACAAAAAAGAGAAACGGAATGGGTAGCCGCTGTGAATATGGATATTGATTTTAGTTTCGCTGTGTTTACTAGACAGTCTTATGACTGGGTTGAATATATCACTGTTAACGGAGAAGTTATTCGCATTTGGAATGACGAATAATATAATTTTAAAAATTAAGGAAATAAAATAAATGGCACAAATTGATAATATTGTCCAGGTCTTTATTAGTCGTCAAACTACACAGATTGATATCGCGGCATTCGATATTCCGCTGCTACTGGTAGAAATGACAGATGCTGATACTGAATTCACTGACAGAGTTCGAACATATACTTCACTTGAAGGGGTTGCTGCCGATCTAGGTGTAAATCATGTTGGGTACACAATGGCTCAGCAACTGCTAGGTGGAGAAATTCGTCCAGCTACATTCAAAATTGGTAAGGTAAATAAACAAACTGGCGATGAGGAAACTTATTCTGAAGCTCTTCTGGCCGTGATGGATTTTGATGATACATGGTATGTTGTTATTACTCAAAGCCATGTTGATGCAGATATCATTGATGTAGCTCAAACAATTCAAGCTACTCGTAAGATTTATGCTACTTCAACATCTTCACAACTTGCTTATACACAAGCTCAAACTGTTACTTATACAGCTACCGTTCAATTTGATTTAACTGGTGCTGCTGATGAAGATACAGTGAGTGTTGTAATCGCTGGTGAAAGATATCAATCAGAATTTGACGGCACTGATTGGGGCGCTTTTGCTTATGTTGGCACTGGTACAGGCACTTTTGCTGGAACATTCACAATGAATGCCAGCGGACTACTAACAATTACCAATCCTAATGTAAGCTTTACTGTTACTTCAGCACGTCAAGAAATTGCTGCTGGATTTACAGGCGCTGTTCCTGCTGAAGATATTTCTGCCACCGATCCAGTTGGTATGGATATTGGTCAACGTCTAAAGTATCGTGGATTTGATCGTACATTTGTTATGTTCTCAAATACTGCTGATGCTGAATATCCAGAAGCTGCATGGGTAGGAACACAAATCGTTGAAGTACCAGGAAGTAATACATGGGAATACAAGGCTCTAGCAGGAGTAACCGTTAGCCGTCTAACTGATTCTCAGATTCAAATTCTAGAAAGTCGCGGATATAACTACTACATCCCAGTAAAAGGTGCAAATATCACTCGTAGGGGTAAAGTGGCCGAGGGCGAATGGATCGATGTTATGATCCTAGTAGATTGGATTCATGCTCGTATCCAAGAACAGGTTTTCTTCCGTCTAGTTAATACTAAGAAAATTCCTTTCACAGATGCTGGCGCTACAATGATCGAAAACGAAATTCGTTCAGTATTGACACAAGCTACTGTTAATGGCGGAATTGACGGATATACAGTAACTGCTCCAAGAGTACTAAGCATTCCAGAAGTTCAGCGTAATGCTCGTATCATGGGTGATTTCACTTTTGATGCAAGACTGGCTGGCGCTGTTTCTGTGGTTATTATTCGTGGTGTTGTTCACGCTTAATAAAATTAAATAGTTGACAAACAATGTTCCCCGTGGTATAATATATCTATATTACGGGGATCAGAATAAAAGGAAATATTAGAATGGCAGTTAATCAAATTCTAGCCACCTACAGTCCAGAATCAGTAATTGTTGTAATTGGAAATGATAAGTTTTCTCACACAATTAGTGGCTACGCAGATGGCACATTTCTAACCCTTACTCGTGTAATTCCACATGCTACCCTGTATACAGGCGCTGATGCCAGTAATGCCATGGTTGTTCGTAAGGTTAGAAATTATGATATCACTCTCACACTACATCAAGCCTCTGAATCAAATGATGTTTTGTCTCAGCTTCTACGACTAGATGAAGAATCAAGAAATGGAGATGATATCTTTTATATTACAATTAAAGATACTTCAGGCCGTACAGTAGCTTCTGCATCCTCAGCTTTCATTGGAACTGACCCAGATCAATCATTTGGGGTAGAATTATCTGAGAATGCTTGGGTAATTCACGCTGTAGGTATGGATGTATTCTTTGGTGGAAACGGTAGATTCACAGGCGCTACATGGGACACTATGACCGATCTTGGTAGAACACCAGATGAGGTATGGAATCCTAACGACAGTAATCCCGCTGTTCCAGGCTAATAATCGTCTAGATTATTTACCCTAAATAATTAAAATATAATAGGGAAACTGCTTTTTGGTGGTTTCCCTATTGTTTTCTGGAGATGGAGAAAATATGAGTAAAACATTAGCTCGTTACTCGCCTGAAGATGTAACAGTAATCCTAGCTGGATTTTATACCGTTTCTGGTTTTAGTGCAGGAACATTCGTGAGCATTAATAAATATTCTCCTGTTTTCACAGAAAGACAATCAGCGGATGGGCATGTATCAAGAACACATACAAAAAGTGATTTGTATAAAGTAAATATTTCACTTGCAAGTACATCTGATAGTAATCAAGTCCTTACTTATATGTCAAGACTTGATGAATTAACATTTAGAGCTAAATTTCCTGTAATTATAAAAGATCAATTAGGCTCTAGTTTATTTTTCGCATCCCAATGCTGGATAGAAAGTGTTCCTTCAGCGGATTATTCTGAGGATGTGGATACACGAGAATGGGCCATTTGTTGTTACGGTGGTGCATTTAATGTTGGTGGTAATTATGAACCATCAAGTGAAATGGAAGATATTTTAAATATCGGATCAGGAATTATTGGAGGGGTAGTTTAATGGAAGTGGCTACCTATTCAGCTTCGGAAGTTACTATAACTTTCGGGGGATATATTTTACAAAATTGGGATAAAGTTAATATTAGAAGAACTATCCCATCATTTAGACAAATTAATGGAATTCGCGGAAAAAATAGTCGTGTAAGAACTAATAACACCGCCGCAGAAATTCAAATTGATCTTCCTCAAACAAGCGATGCTAATTACATATTTCAAAAAATTGTGGAATTAGACGAACAATCTGGTAATGCCAGATTATCAATTACTATTAAAGATTCTTTAGGATCAGAAGTATTTTCTTCTGATGATTCTTTTGTCACAGGGTATGCAGACAGAGAATATGGTTCTGATATTTCAGGAAGAAGGTGGGTAATTAGTTGCATGTCATCTAAATACAATGCTCCTGAAAGTAATTTATCTTTAGACAGTATTTTTAATAGTTTATTTTAAAAGGAGAAATAATGCAAGTAAGAGAACAAACAACTGTATTTATTGGTGATAACACTTATCTTATCACAGCACTTGAAGCTACGTATGGATTAGATGTTCTAAATCAGGTTCAAAAAATGGCACTCACTGGTGATTCCCCTTCAAGCGCATTCGTTAAGGAAGTTATCATGAAATCAGTGACTGTAAATAATCTTCAAATGAATGAGAAACTTTTTAACACGCATTTCTCTAAGAAATACAAAGAAATGTTTGAATTGTTTGAAAAAATTATTGCCTTCAATTTCGGGGAAGAAGACGGCCCAAACCAAGACAGCGGTATTTCCGATTAATTAAGGAAGTACCGCAAGATACACAAAGGCACACTCCCGAATACAATAGGATGATTAAAACCTTCAAAGGAAATTTTAAAATCATGCGGGCAGTGTTTTCAAGTAGCGACCCCATAGAAACACTACATAAATTTAATACTGGACAATATAGCATTATAACTTTATTAGACATGCTTGAACTTCTGGATGTTAAAGAAACATTGGAAGAAGATGAAAGAAAACGAGCAGAGTTAAATGCTAATAACCCTATGGGAAGTAGAAGATGACAATGATATCTAACTATTACGCTCAAGTTGGTGTTAAGCTTGATAAAGCAAGTTTAAAGAGCGTAAGAACTTATTTGAATTCGATTGAAAAACAATTAAAATCATTTCAGTCAAAATTAAATAAGGGCGGTAAAACAAAAAATGGATTGGCTCTTAATGTATCATTAAAAATCAATCCAAAATCAATTTCCAGTGTACAACGAGAATTAAATTCCCTTTCAAAGAATTTAGTAATTAACATCAAAAGCATTAATTTTTCTCGCTCTAGTATAAATAAAGCAATGAAAGGTGCTGCCTCTCAGTCTGGCAGTGCTTTAAGAATTAATGCCAGCTTATCACAACAATCTTTAAATACGATTCGTAGCCAAATTAGAGGTGCGTTGTCCGGAATCACGATTCCTGGTGCTAGAGCAGGAGGAAGGGTTTCGTCAGGGGGAGGGTCATTCGGTGGAGGAAGAGGTGTTACTACTGAAAGTCCTCACAGCAGACGCACTTTTAGTCCTTGGCATAATCCTATGATGATTGGTGGTGGAGTTGGTGCTTTCTTAAGATATGGGGCCTACTCTTTACCATTTGTAGCAGGAACGATGGGATTGAATGCAATGGCCGGAAATCTAGGCCAATTACAGAGAACCAATCTTCTATTAGGAACTTCATCAGGAAGTACACAAATAGGTAGAGAACAGATGGAATTTTTGAGTAATCTAGGTAATAGACTTGGGTTCACAACATCAAGTATAGCTCCTTTCTATTCTCAAATGTTTGCTGGTTCTCGTGGAACTGCACTGGAAAGCCAACTTCCAGAAG